TAAATAATTCGTTAAAATAAAATAATTAAAATAAAATATAATATAATATATAAATGGAACACAAGAAACCACCACAAATTTTAAAAGTAAAAGATGTTCCGGATAATGACAAATTTGAGGGACTACATCCAAACCTTCCTCCCGTTCCTTGTCTTATGTTAATCATAGGGAGTGTAAAATCAGGTAAGTCAAATTATATTATTAATATGTTATGTAATTCTGATTTTTATAAAGGAAGATTTGACATAGTAAATATAATTTCAACCACATTACATAATGATACAAAGGGAAAGATTTTAGAAAAACATTTTGAATGTGCTACGAATTTTGATGAAAGTTTAATTGAAGGAATTAAAAAAGAACAAGGTATGTATGATAAGATTGATAGACCTACCAGAGCATTAATACTCGATGACTGCTTAACTCATGTTGGTGGTGGTGGACTTAGTAGAAATGATTCTATTAGTTTCTTCAGCACCCGTTTCAGGCACTATATTGACTTTTATTGTATAACTACTCAGAGTTTTAAGGCAGTTTCTACCCTTATAAGAAATAACGCCAACGCCATTATCATTTGTCGTTTACAAAATCAAAAAGAATTGGAAAAGGTAATGTTGGAATACGGAAGTTTGGTAGGCGGGGACGAAAACTTTTTAAGAATGTATAATGAAATACATTCTGAACCATATCAATTAATGTATATTGATACTGCTGAAAATCCGGCAAGAGTATTTAAAAATCACGAATTACAATTATATCCATAAGTTTATTTTTTTTTAATTATAAATAATTATATTTTTAATATTATAATACTATGGATTTATATACGAGTAATGCCGGTCTGTTTACTGGTAATGGAAATATGAGAATGAAAGAAATTGACCAATATAACTCACAAGTTAGTCGTGTTAATAGTGAAATAGGTGATAGAATTACTGGATTAAAAGAACAAGCAAAAGAAAATGAATTCCTTGCTTCAGGTGTCAAAGCAGTGACATCGGCGATGGCAGGAGCATCATATAATACTAAACTTGCTGAATATCAAAAGTTTCGTGAAGCAGGAGGTAAAGGTTGGGGTATTAATGATGCTTATCAAGGTATTAAATCTGATGTTCAAGGAGTAGCAAATAAAGTTATGAAAACAACTCCGGAAGGTGCTATTAATTCATTACGAGAAAATGTTGTATCTCCTATGGAAGAACACTTATCGTCTCGTGGGTCTATAACATCTGAAGTTCCAACTGAACCATTACAAGAAGGACGAGGTGCTATATCACAGGCGGAACATGTGGAGCAAATGGGTTCGTCCCTTGCCGGAGCAGTTGAGGAAGGCGGTGAGAAAGCACTGGCAACGACGGGAAAATGGGCAGGTAAATTAGGAACTGGTATTGGAATTGTTGGAGGTCTTGCCTCAGGGGGGATGGCAATAGCAGATGATTTCAAAGGTGGATTTCATATTGCTGGTGATAATCTTGCTGAAAAAGTTGCTAATGTTGGACAAATTACCGGTGCTGTTTTAGATGTTGCCGGCACACTTGCTCCGCCTCTTGCTTTATTAGGAGCAGGAATAGATATTGTATCAGGACTAATCGGAGGCATCGGTAATATAGAAGAGGGACAAGATAAAGAAAAACAATTAGATAAAACTGGAGAGGCAGAAAAAGTTGAAGCAAAACAGGATGTTGTTAGAGTTCCGACATCAATTACTACTGGACGAACACAATAAATAAATTATTTAATAAATTATATTTTTTTATTATAATATAATATAATTATATTATGAGTGATAGTGGTGGTATACTCCAACAATTTAATATTAATGAGTTGGCAGGAGCAACTGGATTAATTTTAGGAGCACTTGGAGGATTACTTGCTGTAATATGGAAATCAAGATGTCATTGTAAGATGAACCTTTGTTATATATGTCAATGTGAAAGGAAACCTCCTCCGGACAATCCAGATGAAGATAGTTCTGATGAAGATGAACCTATTGTTCCGAAAGATAAAGATAAAGAGAAAGATAAAGAGAAAGAGAAACCTAATATAACAACTGATATTGATAGAGAAGATGTCCCTTAAGTATTTATCTAATATATAAAGATTAATTATGTTAATATAATATAAGTAAAGAATTAATATTATATTTGATTTATAAGATTAAATATAAATTAAAATATATTTTAATATATAATATGGAACTTTATAAAGATACGGATGTTCTTGAATTTTACACCGGATTTGAAGAATTCTACGAACAAAAATTATTTTGTCATATTCATTACGAATATAAGTATTTTGATGAAGAACGACAAAAGTGGATGAAGGATAATGTAAAGAATGAAAAAAATACAAGGTCTCTTGAAGATATTAAAAAGAATCGTGAAAATAAATATTATGAAAAGTATAATGGTCTGAGTTTGAGTTTATCTGATATAAATGACTTATGTGTGGTAGATTTTGATAAAAAACTAACTGAAGGCGAATGTGAGTTATATGATATATTACACCGAGATAATTGTGTCTACACTACAACTAAAAATGGAACACACTTTTATGTAATGATTAAAAACCTTCCACCTTATACAGCAGAAAATAAAATATATATTGATAAAAATATTGATGTTGATTTACTTGCTGGGGGAAAAAATGTATGGGAACATAAAGATAGAAAAGTAAATGGAATTATTATAAATTATTCTTGGGATGATATTAAAAAATATTTTGATATAAATAAAATGAATTTTATTACATCTCCGCCGGTAAGTGAACAATCATCTCCATCTGTAAGTGATGAAGATGAATGTGGTTTTATTGAAGAACCAGATGAAATGTTTCCGACGATTAATAAAAAAGAATTTGATAAAAAAATAAAATCATTTATACCACGATACGAACGAGATGACTGGATTAAAGTTGGGTTTGTTTGTTATAATAATTTTATAGATGATGATGAAGTAGGATTAAAATTTTTCCAAGATTATTCTAAGAATGATAAAAAAGCATACAAAGGACAAGTTGATGTATTAAATACTTGGTTGTCTTTTCGTAAAGGAAGTTCCACACAAAAAAAAATAAGTTATAAGTTATTTGATAAATGGAGGAACGAAGATAATCCATCAGAAAATAAATATGAGAATTGGTATTACGATGGAACACTTGTAAAAAATATGAATAACGAATGTGTTTATTATGTTCCAAGTGCTATAATAATATTCATAAATAATAATATATGTCATGAGAATAAGAAAATGGATGCTAAAACCTTTTTTGGTAAATATGAATTTGATATTGAAGAAGGTAAGAAAAAGAAACAAATAAATCCATTTGATATATGGATTAAAGCATCAGATAGACGAGATGTTGATAAAATTGTATTTAATCCTTACAATAATCACAAAAAAAATGAATTTAATCGTTGGACTGGATTTAATTATGAAAATACAGGTCTACCTAATATGGATAAATTACAATATTGGTTAAATCATATTAAAACAATATGGGCAGACAACGATGAGAAAACTTATGAATATATTTTAAATTGGTTTGCTCGTATTTTTCAGACGCCACATAAAAAAAATAATGTATGTTTGGTTTTACATAGTGTTGAGGGTGTAGGTAAAACAATGATATTAAATATGATTGGTAAACTTATGGGTGATAGTTATTATCATTCTACGAGCAATTTAGATAATGTTATTGGAAGATTTAACAAAGATGGTGAATCAAAACTACTAATGAATTTAAATGAAACAAATTGGGGTGGTGATAAAAAAATGGTTGGAGCATTCAAGGAATTCATAACCGATGACACGATTGTAATTAATAAAAAAGGAAAAGACCAATACACCATAAAAAATTATTGTAATACTATCATCACCACAAATTCAGAATGGATTGTAGCAATTGATAAAAATGATAGGAGGTTTAATCTTCGAGAATGTAGTTCTACGAAACACGATGATAGTTATTATAAATTAGTTGCCAATACTGATTTACAAGAGATTGCTAATTTTTTATATAATCGTGATTTAAAAGGTTATGACCCCCGTGAGTTTATTAAAAGTGATTTACATAGACAACAAATTGTATTGAATTTTGATTCTGTAGAAGAATTTTATGGAAACTTAATAACTGGTGAAATTGAACCTGGATTTGATATTACTGAATCAATGAATAAAGAAACCATATATAATTTATACAAAGAGAAAACTATTAATAATGGTTATAATTTACTTGCTAATAATAAATTCTGGCAGAAAATAAGAAAAATAACGAAATGTTATATAATTAAGGGTGCTAAGAAAAAAGGACAAAGTCCACAAGCATATATAAATAATTTAGACGAAGCACTTGAAGAATGGAAATATTACACGGGAGAGAAATAAAAGGGGGTGGGTTGGGTGAGTATGGGGTGGGTTAGTGAAAAAACAACCCACCCCCATTTTACAAGAGAAATGGTCTATT